GGGCGTAATTTTTCTTGTTGGCGGACATGCTGTTCAGTACGAACGTCGGCCTGGGAGATATGTAACTGCACCAGCTCCCGCCAGTCGGCCGGAACTTTCGCCCACAGCACGGCCCGCGAAGCATCATCACCAGCAGCGAGAATGACCTGGGCGAACTGACGGGGCCATTTTGGCCGAGAGACTTTTGGGGGAGCGGGAGCGGAATGCATGATGCGAACCTGCCGTTGGGGGAACGGTGCAAGCTTCGCGTACTGCGGGAATGGGTTGAGTATCAGCGGGGTTTAAGAAAAAGCCCCGCTCAATGGCGGGGCTCTGAATGAACTCAGGAGTTTCGTATCTTTTTCATAAAGGCGATATCTTCATCAGACTCCCCATTTTTCCTTTGCTCAGCTTCCCATTCTTTTTCGGGTTGATCTTGTTTTGACTCGGCTTGGCTTAAGTCCGGGTTAGCAATTTCTGCGTCGCAGCGGCTGGAGTCTTCTTTCCAGTTTTTATTGATGTAATCAATTTCATGTTGTTTCGGGGGGGAATTCACACAAGCGCCATTGATAAACGAAACATCTAAGAACATCTGTTGGCAGCTTGAGTACACGAAGCGAGCGCTGTAGTTCAAATGGTTTGTGGGCTTGGTCAACGACTGCGCCTTGATAGCGCGCATTATTTCAAACATTTTCGATTTGTCTTTTGCTGCACATGCTTGATGGGTGCTGTCCCACAACTCATTTGCCTGGTGACGGTTTTCAACAGCCTCTTTTGCAGCCTGTTCATGCGAGACCTTTTGTGGGTCAACGGCAAAGCAGTACCCGGTAAAGACTATGATTATTGCCAAAGTACTCGCTGCCGCTAATCCTTTCATCAATGCAAAGTTCCTTCGTCATATCCAAATAGATCGGGTTCATTCCTACGATGCAGAGCCCGCTGTTTGCTGATGATGTCATAAATGGTCTGGTTCGCAAGATTGTACTTACGCACCAGGTCCGGGATCGGAGTGTCGTTGTCTTTCCAATCACGAAAGATCGTGGCGTCACGCATGGCACGCTTCAGAGCATCGCCCCGTGGCAGGTAAATCAAGCTACCACCCATGGTGGAACAGATAGCGAACACAGCATGGCGTGCCAGCTCAGCCGCCGTGGACGCTGGCCCCATTTCGGCCACGAGCTTGGCTTCAGCGACTTCCACCATTTCCCGCAACGATCCTTCCCAGCGGGAGCGGACCAGCGGGTCTTTCATGCTGGCCAGTACCTTGTTGGCGTCCAGTTCGTCGCTGTCATCGGGAAATAATTGATCGGTCATCGTTCTGGCCTCCCGTGTCGGCGAGCATCGTAGGTCAACGCCGCAACCATTTTCTGGAGTTGCCCAGGGTCTAGCCATTCCACCCGCTCGACCTTGAACATGCGCATGGCCATGCCGTCGGCATACGCCCAGGAACGTTTCGCCTCGGCGAGAAATGCCTCAATCTTACCCACCAACTTTGCCCGGTCTAGCGCAGTTTTAGGTGCTTTTCGGCCGTGTTTCCTAGCTGGTGTCGACTCCCACCCTAGCCGGGCGAACTCGGCCAGGACGGAGCCGATCTGACGTGGATTTAGGTCTTTGGCCGAACGCACACCTGCCACCCGACCAAGTAGGGAACGGTAGGTCTCGTCATCGAGGCCAAGGTCTTTCTTTGCAATATGGATTTTGCTGAGTTGTAGGTTTCTTGTGTTCATTTTCCCCTCCGTTGTATCAGGGCACGGAATGCTGCCGGGTCACGTCGAGACAGTTCGGCTACACCATGAATCGTCATGGTCAGTGCATGTTCAGTTTCATCAAACTCTCCGGCCGTGCGTATCTGCTCCAGTTCGCTCTCTGTGCCGCTGTAGATTTCCATTTTCAGTTTGCTGGCACCCATGGCCAGTTTCTTTTCCTTATTACGCAAACGCTGAACACGCTTGCGCTCACGGGCGAGGCGGGTTTTGCGTTGGCTGGGTGTTTCATCTGTCATTGGGTGGCTGCTCATCAGTACCGGACAACCACGTCCGGCAGACTGCCCCGGATGGCCGGGGCGGTTTCGCTTAATGGAGAGTGGCGTTGCTCTGTTGGCGCCGGTATGCAGGAAGAGAGCCCAAGCTTTCCTCACAGGCAGCCATGCCAAACAGCATTTCCGAAATACGTACCGCCTCGGTTCGTGCAACGCCGCCAAAGGGGCCAGTCGGCGCGCTGGACATTTCCAGGGATACGGTTGGTTTGCCGTTACCGTCGCGATGGTCTTCCAAAGTGATGATGATCTTGGCCATGTCAAACCCCCGCGATATCAAGGCTGATTGGTTTGTATTGATCGGTATCACCAACACGTTGATAGACGCGGATATAGGACTTTGAGCCGACTACCTGGCAGGCATCACCAATGGCCTGCATGGCTCGTTGCCAGCGCTCATCGGTGATTTCCATACGGCGCAGGGCCAGTACGCGGGCGGTGCGGATATCGCCTTTCTGGTCGGTACGAAAAGCATCATTCACCAGGGTGACGACTTCGGGGCGAGCCCCTTCGGTCCAGTCGCGCAAGCACTCGTCGATCAGGGCACGGGCTGCCTGCAAGCGCTCGTCAAAGGCAATGCTTTCCTGGACTGCACGCATAATCTTGTAGCGCCCGTCGAAGCTGATCAGGCTGACATTACCCTTCTTGCCGCCGATCTGAGCGCCATATTGCTCGGCGCTGAGTTCGACAAAAGCTTCAATATCACCGAAGGCAGAGGCTTTGAACTTCGCCAGCACCTCGCTGGCGGCGCGGGCTTTTTCAACCAGGCCAAGTACCAAGGCGTCCCTCTCCAAGTCGATAGGTTTGATCATGCTTTCCGGGATCAGCCGCTTTTGCGCGTCGACGCGGTAGCCTTCGGGAGTGGTCTGTTGTTGTGCGTTCATTGCAAAGTTCCTTAATGGAGAGTCAGTCGCGACCATTCGGAAGGTCGGGAAGCGCTAATGGGTTCGCGCCATTCCAGGGTCACCCCCTGAAACAACACGGTGTAACGGGTGCTACCGGCCGAGGGGTGGCGCGTGTAGCCACTGCGGGAGACCTGGCCAAGCAGGCGTTGGCCGTCTTCATGGCCAATGACCAGGAGGTTGTCCGCCGGGTGAAAGACCAGTACGCGGATGCCATCTGCCTGCAAGCTGCGGGCGGCGGCATTGAAGACCCGCAGGCGGTCGGCCAGCGTTGGGGTCAATACTTTCAATCGTGTGCGGCTAGTGGAGGCGAGCATGGACGTTCTCCTGATTGCAGCAGTCGGGGTTGATCGGGCAGTTCTGGCAGGCACGCCAGTGCTGCATGGCTTGTGGGTTGTGGGTCGGTGCTGGTTTTTCGCGGTAGCTTTGGCACTGATCGGTGTTGATGACTTGGTCCAAGGCAACACAGTCGATACGGCCGAGGGTTTCCATGACGCGGCGCTCGACACCGGCTGTGCTGGGTGAGGCGTAGCGATTGACCAGGATCAGGCTGACGGCGGTGCGGCTCATGCCAATTCGCTGGCTGGCCTTGGTCTTGTTGCTGGCGGCCACTTCGGCGGCAAGCAGGCGCACGAACAGCGGTGGCTCCGGGCCCCAAGCGGATAGGTTGACGTTCACAGGCCGTCCTCCGAAGGCTCGGGCTGGCGGAATACGACTTGGCCCAGATTGGGGTCGAATACCTGGCCGATCCGCTGAATCATCGGCGGACGCGGGCCGGTGTACTTGCCCGGCGCCAAGCGATAGCGAGCCTTGGTTCCTGGTTTGCTTGGGTGGACTTCGATGACGTAGCCCGCACGCTTAAGCCATTTCAAATAGGCGCGAGCGGTCCAACTGGTGGTTGGTGCCACGATTGAGGCTTGCGCGGCCAGTTCGTCGGCGTCCATTTCGCCGAGGATGCGCAGGGTGCGCCACATGGCTTCGGTGCCTTTACCGGCCGTGCTGGCTTTACCCTTGCGAGTGACGGCGGGGGCTTCGGCGCCGTTATCTTTGATCAGGCGCAAGGTCTGTTCTTCGAACTTGGCGCCCTTGATAACCGCGACAACGTCGGCCTTGATCAGCGCTTGCAGGTAACTACGCACGACGGTGTCGTCAGTGCAGGCGCGACGGGAGATTTCATAGGCGGTAAAGGCAGGCGCAGTGGCGCGGATGGCTTCCCAGATACGCTGGCGATTGCCTTTGGTGCCCTGCATCTCCAGATCAATACGTTTACGACCCAACCCGCCAGCCATTAGACGCCCCTCCGTACTGGCGCTTCGCCGGTAAACCAGCCGCGATTGCCCCAGGCCGCAAGGTCAACACTATCCATGGCCATGGCCTGGCACTCGCTGTAGACCTTGTAGAGATTGACTGCGACGCGACGCAGGCAGCCGCGCACTCGCTGACGTAAGTCATCTAGCAGGTCGTCGGCGATTGTCAGGGAGGGGTAACTGGCCAGGGCCAGGTTGCGCAGGTCATCCAAGGTGGCTGGCTGGGCAGGCACCCATTCCAATACGCGGTTATGCAGGCGCTCCAGCTTGGCCAGACTGCTGGGCACACGCTCTTCACCGATCAAAACAATGGTGCCCTGGCTGGCGTTGTAGATATCGGTCAGGACGTTGGCCACGGCCTTTTCCAGCAGATATTGCACGTCATCAATGAGCAAGGGGCGGCCACTGCGGGACAGTTGCTCGGCCACCTGATCAACCATCACCGACAGCGTTTGGCCGGGGGCGATGCTCATTTCTCGCAGGATCGCTTGCAGGAAAGCTTTCTTGCTCCAGGTGTCACGGCACTCGACGTAGTAGGCGCGGTGCAGGTTGGCGGCGAAGGCTGCGCCAACGCTTTTGCCCAGGCCGCTGGCGCCGTACATCACAACCAGACCCGGTAGGCCCATAGGGCGAGAATGGGCGCGCTCGATGGCGGCAGACAACAGGCCGACGTTGGTCAGCGGGACGATTTTAGAAACACTCATGTAAAGCTCCTTGAAGGTCTTGTATTACGCGCGGGCTTGTTCCGCGAACTCGAACATGCGGCGGATCGAGGCGAAGTCCGGGTGTTTGGAGTAGCGGCTGTGCCACTGGATTTCTTCGTCCGTCAACGACTCGCCATTGCCCAGGCGGTCAGCGAGCTGGTGCCAGAGGTGGTAACGGGCAGTTGGGTCGGACGGCAGGTCGAAGGCCGGGGCCTGCGGGGCTGCCAGCTGGGCGAAACGTTGGGCTTCGGCGAGTTGTTCTGGTGGCAGTTCGTACGTGCTGGATGCCGCCGTGATGACGCGCATTTCCACGTCTTGCCCAGTAATGGTCTTGGCCTTTTTGACCAAGCGGGACAGTTGGCCGCGCTCGCGCTTCTCGCTGGCTTTCTCCAGCATGGTTTTCGGCATGGCGGGGCTGGCGTTGCCATCGAGCAGGGCCTCGCCGATCAGGTCGCCGTTCAGGGTGTGAACCCATACGCGGCTTGAGTCGCGGAAGTCATAGGCCACGCGGACCTCTTCACCGTGGAAGCCGTCCAGATCGCGCAGAAAGTAGGTGCCGCTGTTCCACTGCACCTGACAGCGGTGAACGATGCGTTCAACTTGTGGGCGGGTCAGGCTTTCTACGATGTTGCCGTCTGCCAGCAATGGCTCCCAGCCCTCGGCCTCTGCCGATTTCCAGGCCTCCATGGGGCTCTGATTGCGTTTGCGTAGGGTCAGAAGATCGCGAAACTTCGGCAAGCCACGATGTGGACGGTGGTTGTATTCATCTAGCGCACGTTGCAGCTCGGCAAAGAATACGGCGAACTCTGGAACGACCGTAGGAGCAATGCCCAGGGCAAGCTGTTTACGTGACAGCTTGTGGGTTTTGGTGGCGGCTTCCTTGTCCATGTCGGCGCCGATGTAGCTGTCGAAGGTCTTGGCAAGCCTGACCAGGATGGTTTTGTGTGGCCGCTCAATCACGCCGCGTGCCTGGGAGTTGTAAGGCAGCGAGTGAGTGATGGTGCCGCCCAGGCGGTCGTTGACTTCGTAGACGACGGCGTTGTCAAAGCCGCTGCCGTTGTCAACGTAAAACACTTTGTACATGCCGCAGCGGGTGACGCTGTCACGCACGGTGTCCAGCGTGGCCAGGGTCGATTCGGCCAGGTTCACCGAGAAGCCGACGATGCGGCGCGTGGCCCAGTCGATGACCATGGTGATTTCCGGGCGGAAGATCTGGCCAGTCAGCGGGTTGATGACCTCGGCGTCAAAGGTGTGTCCGTCAGCCACCCACACATCATTCGGCCAGAGCATGTCGGCCTTACGACGGTTGTAGGCTTTCAGCGCGTTCAGTTCATGCGGCCCCATGCGGCCGCGTTCACGGACCGAGGGACTTAGCTTTTTCAGCCAGCGCCGTACAGCGTGGATGCTGGGGCAAACGCTGCTGCGCACCTCGCCGTGTACTTGCTTGAACTGCTCGTATGCCGCTTCGACGCTAGGTTTTTGCGGGCGCTGATAGTGCTTGAGGAATTCGCCTGCCCAGGCCGGGACACTCATGTCTTTCTGTCGACGAGCTGGCGCCAGGCCGGTTTCGCCATGGGCGCGGTAGTCCGCGAGCCAGCGCTTGAGGGTGCGTTCGGACAAAGATCGATCTTCGGTCTTACGGTCGTTGGCACGAACGACGCGCTCAGCCAGGTAGGGACTGAGGTCGCCGGATTTAGCCAGGGCCACCAAGGTCAGGATGGCGCGGTTTTGGCTGACTACCTGGCTCATACGTTCGATTTCGCGGACGAAGGACAGGCGTGCCGACATGACGGAGGACTGTGAATCGTTTAGGCGTGACGCTTTTTCAGCGTCACGCCCTGCGCGAATTACGTGCGGTTCGATTGCTCGCTCTGGGGTGTTTTTAATTACTGTTGCAGCGATCAGGGCTGCTTGAGTGGCTTTCGGGAGTACCGAGAAGGCGTATTCCCGTCCGCCGCCCTGACCTAGGCGTAACTGGCATTCCCAGCTTTCACGCTTGGCAAGACGTATCAGCCCGCTAACCGAACTCGGCATGCCAGGCAACCCTGCGAGTTCACGTGGGCTGTACCAGTTACGCATGGTCGTCACCCAGTAGTTTTTTCAATTCCCGGGCTTTGCGTGTTGCGTCGGCGGCAACCCGTGATAGGCGTCCAAGCTCGGCGTCCAATGCTTCGCGACCATAAGCAACTCGGCCGCCACGCAGGTGAACTTGCCAGTTGGTTAGGAGGTGGCTGGCACAAACTTCTTCCAGCAGAGCAGCTCTGTATAAAGGAAGGTTGTGTTCGGCGCGGGCAGGACTCGACCAAGCGTCAAGCATGTATTTGCTGACATCATCTCCAGAGAGTCGAGACATCCGGGTCGCAATTTCATAGCGATCCAGCTCTGAGCCCTTGAGCAGTTCACTGACCATTTCGCTGACCTGGGCGGCATAGTTACCATGGCCTGGGACAGACAGAATGGGTTGAGGGACAGAGAAGATGTCTAGCGTTTTATCGTCTTTTCTGTGACGCATGTCTAAATCTCCGCGCCAGTATTAC